GATCTTGGGCGCTTACTTCGCGTTCGAGATGGCGCAGGTCCGCAGTGAGAGCCGCGTCATCGCGGTCGAGGCCGATCCTGACAGGCCGGTGCATCGAGCGTGGGACTTGGGTGTGCGCGACGACACCAGCATCTGGTGGTGGCAGGTGCAGGGAGCGCAGCTAATCATCCTCGATCACTACGCCAGCAGCGGCGCTGGCGTCGATCACTTTGCCGGTGAGATCGAGAAGCGTCGCGACATTCATGGCTGGAAGGACGGCACTGACTGGGTGCCGCATGATGCCAAGATTAAGGAGTTTGGCACCGGCAAGACGCGGGTCGAGAGCATGCAAGCGCTTGGGCTGCACCCGATGCTGGTGCCGTGGGCGACGTTCGCGGACGGCATCGAGGCGGCGCGGCGCACGTTGCCGCTGTGCGTGTTTCATCCGCGCACCGAGGAGACCGGCATCGCTGCGCTCGAACAGTACCGGCGCGAGTGGGACGACGAGAAGAAGGCGTTCAGGGCGACCGACGTCCACGACTGGACGGCGCACCCGGCGGCAGCGTTCCGCTATCTGTCGCTGGCGTGGCGTCAGGCCGATCGGCGCGAGGTAGTGGTGCCGAAGCAGGAAGGCTGGGTCATCCCGCCGCCGCCGGAAGATCGCAGGGGGATCAGGCTGTGAGGAAGCTGCGTGGCATCGCGATGTGGCTGGTGGTGCATGTCCCTTTAGGCCCATTGACGCCGCACCTGCTGGCGTTTGCTCTGGGCGCACGATCGTATCGCAGGGTGGATGGAGAACGGTGATGGCACTCAAGACGGCACTGACGTTCGAGGAGAAGGTGACAGCCGCGTATCTGCATCACGCGCAGGGCGTCGATCAGCATGTCATCGCGATGGCGATGGGCGTCAACATGGGTCGCGTCAACGAAGCCTGTGTCGCCGTCCGCAAGGCGCTGACGCCGGGCAGCGCACCCGGCAACGTCACGCAACTGAAAGAGAAGCGGGCATGACACTGGCTGAAGCGATCGTGAAGCAGCAGCCGCACCTCGCCGGTGATCCGCTGATTGCGTTGCTGGAGGCGAACCCGGAGCAGACTGAGTTGCTGCTGCCGGTGCTGGTGCTGTCAACACTTCAGTACAACGAACTCAAGCGCATGGTGCCGGAGAGCGCCCAGCAGATCGATCGCGTGGCGCGGCAGGTAACCAAGCACAAGCTGGGGGATTACGATGGCAGAAGCTGAAGAGCCAAAGGGCGCCGCCGCCGACGACATGCGGCATGACGACCTTGAGTACAATCCCAAGCACGAGCCGGGCAAGGCCAAGGCGTGGCTCAACCTGCTGGCCGAGAGCGAGACAGCGTTCGAAAAGTGGAACGACCATTGCGACAAGATCGATAAGCAGTACGCCAGTCTCGAACGGCTGGCGGGCATGGCACGGGACAAAGAGTTTCAGATGTTCTGGGCCAACTGCGAGGTGATCAAGCCCAGCATCTACGCCAAGCCGCCGGTGCCGGTGGTGGTGCCGAAGTTCAAGGATCGGCGCCCGGTCTACCAAGCTGCCAGCGAACTGATGGAGCGCTGCGCGGTGGTGGCGTTCGATCTCGCCCGTATCGATGAGTTGATGAAACTGATCCGCGACGACCTCGCGCTGATCGATCGTGGCGTGGCGTGGTGCCGCTACGAGACCGGCAAGGACAGCGGCGCGTACTACGACACCGAGCGTGTCTGTATCGACTTCAAGAACCGGCGCGACTTCCTGCACTCGATCTCGCGCAACTGGGCCGAGGTGACATGGGTTGCCGCCGCCAGCTACCTGACCAGAGGAGAGGCTCGCAAACGCTTCTACAAGACCTCGAAGGACGAATACCAGAAGGCTGATTACAAGGCCGACAAGGAAGGCAAAGCGGTTGGCGGCGCCGACAAGCGAGAGCGGGCGAAGTTCTGGGAGGTCTGGCACAAGACCGAGCGGCGTGTGGTCTGGGTGGCCGAGGGCTGCGAACTGATACTGGATGAGGACGACCCGCACCTCGAACTGGAGGGGTTCTTTCCCTGCCCGAAACCGGCCTACGGCACGGTGCAGCGTGGCTCGCTGGTGCCGGTGCCGGACGTCATGCAATACCGCGACCAGCTTGAGGAACTGAACCTGCTGACCGGACGCATCCATGCCCTGAGTGATGCGCTGGAGGCGAAGGGGTTCTACCCGGCTGGCGGCGCAGAACTGGGCGATGCGGTGCAAGCCGCCATCAAGGCGAAAACGCCGGGACGCATGCTGGTGCCGATCTCCAACTGGGCTGCGTTTGGCGGCAGCAAAGAGGTGATCGTCTGGTTGCCCATCGACATGATCGCCCAGACAATTACCGCGCTGGTGGCACTCCGCAAGCAGGTGATCGAGGACATCTACCAGATCATGGGATTGTCTGACATCATGCGCGGCGCTACCGACCCGCAAGAGACACTGGGTGCGCAGCAACTCAAGACGCAGTACGGCTCGACCCGCATCCGCGACAAGCAGCAGGAACTGGTGCGGCTGGCGCGCGACCTCGTGCTGATCACCACCGAGATCATTACCGAGAAGTTCGACCCAGTCACTATGATCGAGATGTCGCAGACGCAGTTGCCGACACAGGCAATGGTGCAGTCGCAGATGGCGCAGGTGCAGCGTCAGATGCAGATACAGCAGCAGCAAGCCGGGCAGATGCTTCAGCTTCCGCAGGCGCAGCAGATGGCGCAGCAGAAGCCGGAGATGGCGCAGCAACTGATGCAGCAGTTTCAGCAGATGCAGCAGCAGGGCATGGATACGATCGCCAAGCTGCGCGAGAAGCCGACGATCGAGCAGGTGCTGACGTTTGTGAAGAACCAGCGCATGAAGTGCTTCGTGCTCGACATCGAGACCGACAGCACCATCATGGCGGACGAGAACGCCGAGAAGGAGAAGCGCACCGAGTTCATTCAGGTGCTGGGCGGGCTGATCACGCAGCTATCGGCAATGATCACGGCGGAGCCAAAGACAGCGGAGTTCGCCGGAGAGATCATCAAGTTCGCCACCGCGCCGTTCCGCGCCGGGCGCCAGCTTGACGGCGCCATCGATGACCTAGTCAATCAGATGAAGGCGAAGAGCGACCAGCCCAAGCCCGATGATCCGCAGACGCTCAACGCCAAGACGCTGGTGCAGATCGAGACCATGAAGAACGAGCGTGCGAAGGAGGCCGATCAGGCCACCAACAAGCTGAAGATGGCCGAACTGGAGCAGCGCGACAATCACAAGAAGATGGAGTTGCTCAACCAGCAGTCCATCGAGCGCATGAAGCTGAACGCCAAGCAGGGCGACCAGCAGGCAAAGATGGTGGTGCAGAACGAGAAGCTGATGGAGAACCGCGAGGCGCATCAGGCTCATATGTTCGAGCAACAGAACGAGACCCGGCTTAAAACGTGGCTGGCGAGTGCCAAGGTGGCGGAGGTCAACGCCAAAGCGGCAGACCGGCAAGCTGCCGCAGCCGATCGACGCGCCCAGCAGCAGTTCAAGCTGACGCAGCCGAAGGGCGGAGGCAGCGGAGGGCTGATACCGTGAAGAAAAAGGACATCGAGAAGCTGGCGGAGCCGTGGCTCATGGGTGAGACAGCGGCGCAGGACCGCTACGCCGTGCCGAACCCGAGCCGGTTGGAGGACTTGGCGCCGCCGCATCTGGCCGAGGACGAGCCGCAGCCGTCGCCGTTCTCGCTCGATGCACAGGCCGGGTCGCCGTCGATGTCAGGCAAGCTGTTCGACAGGTCGCGTACCGCGCTCGACTCTTATGACTGGCGCGTGATGCTTGGGTATCGTGGAGGGTTTTAATGAACCCGAACGAATACGACTGGCAGATGGGAGGGCTGGCTGATCTTGGCCTGTATCCAGACGAGCGCGGGTTCCAGCCGACGCCGACGCCGCCGGAGAAGGCGTGGCCGGTGCCGACCACCGGGATGGCGCCGTGGCCCTATCAGGAGCAGCCAGCGCAGACCGAAGCTGAGTTGGCGCAGCAGGCCAGAGAGGCGGCGGCGTATCGCAATCGCCGCGGTTACGAGGTGGCGTCC